CATCATCAAGCGTGTGTATTCACCACAAGGTAAGTCACCTACCTTGACTACAATGCAAGGTGGACACAGACAACCTAAGGTTGCTATTGGTCGCTTGGTCAATCGTAGACTTGATGAGCATGGTGTACGCAAAGACAATCAGCTTGAGTTACCACTCACCACACAACTAGAGGTCGGCTCTGATGAGAAATCTAATTGCCTAACTACTGTGCAAAAAGATAATGTATTAGTCAGTGATTACAAATACAGAAAGCTTACACCACTAGAATGTGAGCGATTACAAACTCTACCCAATAATTACACAGAGGGTGTATCCAATACTCAAAGATACAAGATGATTGGAAATGGGTGGACAGTTGACGTAATTTCGCATATATTGGGGGAGGTATTATTACCTAGACGATATAGATAATAAAGGAATCACTGTGAACTATAACGAATATATTTTACTAATTATACTTGGAGTATCTGCGTTTTGTTTTTGCATAGGATACTTCATGGGATAATACTTACAAACAACAATGGAGAAAGGAGATATTATTATGCCATTAGACTTTGTAACAAATCCTCTATTTGATTTAGAGGGAACAGACCTTGACTTTAAGATTGAGTATTCACCAACTAAAATGCAAGGCAAAAAATATGTCCACAACTCTGTTACTGGAGATGTCATCGGCATCGTAGGTAGCAAGTTCAAGGCAGCAAATCACATTGACTTTTTCAATGGGATCAAAAAAGCAACACAAGACAACAGACTTCCTCACGAGTTAGAAGGTGCAGTAGTTAAGGTACAAACTGCTAGAAACAAAGCCTTTGCTCTCTTGGATATCAAGTTGCCTAATGTTGAGTATACAATAACAACTAGTAAGCATCAAACCAAGATCAATGAGCGTCTTGTAGCTCTTCATGGTGTCGATGGATCTTGTTCTAATCAAGTGTACACAGGGGGTATTGACTTCTTCTGTACCAATGGAATGATCACAGGTTCATACGAATCCATCAAACGTAAGAATACAAGTGGGTTTGTGTTAGCGTCTTATATCAATGAAGTAAAACAAGCTAGACTTACCTTTGACTCTAGTTGTAACAGACTACAGAAGTGGGCAGATACACCACTCAATGTAGATGGCAAGACATTCTTAGCGAGTATCATCAAGTCAGAAACATTGGCTAAGAAGATGTATACTCTAGCTTGCGAAGAAATAGCCAAACGTGGCAAGAATGTGTTTGCTCTTTACTCAGCATTTACCAACTACGCATCGTATGCTGATGAGAGAAATGGATTCAAGATCAGAGATACTGGCTTTGATACACAAACTGAGACCATGTGGAAGAGAGAGCAACAAGTTGCTAAGTGGATATCTACACCTCAGTTTCAATCATTGTTGGCAGCCTAATGAAGACGATCTTCAAAAGAAAATATGCTATCAATAGACATAGGAAAAAGCATATGCACCTATCTCAATCTAAGCAAAGAAAGTCTCTGAAGAGAGGCTTTCACCATGCTAGAGGAGATATGTTGAGCAACTTTGGATTAGGCAGATCAAACACTAATTGGAAGTTAGGGAGCTAAAATGAAACTAAATAAGTTACAACAAGAGTACTATTTGTCCTTTGATTTCAATAACTTACGCAATGAAACTAAAGCACAGTATAAATACTTTCTTGATGTAGCGATGACTACAGATGTTGGTACTACTCAGACTTTGGGTAGTATCGACCTCTCAAAAATCACTACAAAGATTGCTAAGTTATGCTACGAGAAATGGTGCGAGAAAGGTATTCACATGGCAAATCATGTGATGTCTGTCACAAGAATTTTAATTAATCATGCAATACATATGGAGTATTGTGAAGTAAATGCATTTTCAAATATTAAAAGAAGAACACCACAACCACGAAAAGTAGTTTGGTCAAAAGAAGATGTTAAAAAGTTTTTAGATGTAGCCTATTCTGATTTTAAATCTAGGAACATAGGATTGATTGTTCAAATGGCTTACGAATGGTGTCAGAGATTAGGAGATATGAGAACACTAACTTGGGATTCAATAGACTTAGATAAAAAGAAAGCACATATAACACAATCAAAACGAAGAGCAGAAGTTTTTCTACCAATATCAGATGACTTAAATGACATGCTAAAATCTCAGCATACAGACTTTGGATTCCAAAAGTATGTTGCACCTAGACCGAGACCAAGAAGAGGCTTGTACGAGCCTTATTCGCTCACTAAACTACCTTTTATTGGCAGAGAGTTAATGGATAGGGCAGGATTGTCAAAAGAGTTACGATTATCTGATCTAAGAAGAACAGGTACAACTGAGATGGTAGACGCTGGAGTTTCGATGGGTAATATCATGTCTGTTACTGGACATTCTAATCCTCAGAGTGTTAAACCATACATGAAGAATACCTTTGCATCAGCTAACGTTGCACTTAATTTGAGAAAAAATTTGACGGATTAAAATTAATATGGTAAAAGCAATTGAAATTGCCAAACGGTACATCTATAACCTAGACATATCTAATGGTGAAACAATAAGAACTAATTGTCCATCTTGTAATGGTTATAAAACATTTACAGTGACTAACAATATGGGTTTATTAGTATGGAATTGTTACAAAGCATCATGTAATGTAAGTGGTAATTTAAAAGTAAACTTATCTGCAGAAGATATAAAGCAGATAAAAGATGAGGTTTCTTCTCCTATTCCCTCATCATTTGAATTGCCTGAGTATGTTGTTCCCTACGACAACAGAAAAGAAGTGCATGATTTTTGTGCAAGATGGGATATCGACCCTATCAAACTTGATCTTTACTACGATGTTAAAGAAGATAGGGTTGTATTTCCTATAAAAGATAACAATCAAATTGTTGATGCCACAGGTAGAGCATTGACCAATCAATCTCCCAAATGGAAACGTTACGGTAATAATAACTTGCCATATCATTTTGGCTATGGTAAAACAGCAGTTGTTGTAGAGGATTGTGTTAGTGCTGCTGTCATTGGTGGTAGCATATATGTCGGGGTTGCAATTCTTGGTACTTCTTTGTCAGATGAACACAAGAATTTTATATCGCAATTCTCTACAGCAATAATAGCACTTGACCCCGATGCTATGCCTAAAATATTTGCATTTGCAAAAGAACTGAGAGGATACGTAAAAAACATCAAAGTATTAAGATTAAAAGATGATCTGAAATATTTTAAAGAAGACGATATAATGAACCTATATAACCTAACCCCGAAGGAGTAAAATATGGAATTAGCATTATTACGAAGTCTTATGGACAGAGACTTCTATGAAGAACATCGTGGAGCTAGATGTCCAGACCGACTATTCAGCAAAGACGCTAGAAAAATAAAACAATCCATTGATTCTGCAATGGACAGATATCAAAGAACAGTTACACCTGATGAGATTGAAGCATTGTTTATGACTAACAATCCATCTATGACAACTGCACAGAAACAAGCGTACTCATTATTATTTCAACAAGTAAAAAGAGAACAACCTCTTGGTGGAGATGTAGCACAAGAAGTTTTATCTAGATTGTTTCAACAAGTCATTGGAGAAGATATTGCCAATTTAGGATTTGATTATGTGAATGGAACAAAGACTAGCTTAGAACCATTACGACTACTATTAGAACAACACAACGATGACTTCACCCCGGATTTAAATGTTGAATGGGATGACATTGAAATTGACACATTGCTTGCGAAGAATGATCTTGAAGCGAGGTGGCATTTCAACATACCATCTTTAACTAGGATGATAAGTGGAGTAAATGCTGGTCATCTCATTGAGATAGGTGCAAGACCCAATACAGGTAAAACAAGTTTTCATGCAAGTATGATTGCCTCACCAAATGGATTAGCACATCAAGGAGCTAATTGTGTCATACTCTGTAATGAAGAAGGTTATCACAGAGTTGGTGCAAGATATTTAACTGCAGCAACAGGCATGACAATGAAAGAGATAAGAAAGAATCCAGCAAGAGCTAGAGATTTGTATGAGCCTGTAAAATCAAAGATAAAAATAAAAGATGCAACAGGCAGAGATATGTCATGGGTTGAAAGTGTTTGCAAATCATACAAACCTGATGTACTACTTTTAGATATGGGAGATAAATTTGCACGATCTCAAGGGTTCGCTAGACCTGATGAAGCATTAAAAGCTAATGCAATCCATGCTAGACAGATAGCCAAGCAACATGAATGTGCAGTATTTTATATGTCTCAGCTTTCTGCTGAAGCAGAAGGTAAAGTCTTATTAAATCAATCTATGATGGAAGGCAGTAGAACAGGTAAAGCAGCAGAGGCTGACTTGATGCT